CCTTGCCGCCACATCTTTAAAGTCCCTGGCTTGGCATGGGTGAAGTGTCCTGGGCCAGTCAAGCGTACCAAGAAATCGCACCAGTAATACTGAGCGTGTCTGCAACGTTGCCCGTCCAACTCACCAGCTCATTTCCCCGGAAACTCGGACCAGTTGCAATAGGCCCAACTATGGCAGCAGTATTTTGCTGGGTCATACCCACGCCATCAGTATAGAGGTTCTGGGGCCCTCTCCAAAAGATCCGTGTACCAGGCGAGAGAACAAATCCATGGGACAACAGTGCAGCAAGTCCAGTACCTGCACCCAAAACTCCTGAATAGATTTTGTTCCCTTGGCAGGCAACATCAGGTACAAGCCAGTGCCCATTCCCAGCAGTCGTATCCACGGTGCCATTCGTCATATTGTACCATGTAGTGTTGGCACCCGCGAGTGTAAATGTAGTTGTCGTATCCGGATAGATCTGGTCATCTGGTTCCTTCTGAGGTATAAGGAAGGTAATATCATAGACCAAATCTATGTAACCAACACTCGCATTGGCCGCCAGGCCCGTTCCACTCACAACGTACTTCAACAACCCATAAGTTGTTGTACGAGGTGGACCCCTCCAGTCAGTAAACAAGGAAGGGATGACTGTGACACCATCCGGCTGCTTGAAATTGGGCATTACTACCTGAAACGTCTCACAAATTGCCGACGCCTTGGAATTCATTGAATCCATGATGTTGGCCATTTCCGGTCGATGTACATCCTCTGGATCATAATCCGGGGCCATGGCAATTGTTCCAGGTGCGGTCTTGGAGAGAGTTGGCACAAACTGAAACGTAATCGAGTTAACGTGCCACTTCTCCCACAACAAGAATTGCTGATAGAGCCTTGTGTTGTAGAAGCCGAAGATATCTACACGTAGGGCTACTTTGCTGTTGATAGCTTCAGCATACCTGACTTTACCACGCATCCTGGACGACCGCAGAGCCTGCTGAGCTTTCATGGGCACATTGGAGACAGTTGGCTGATTTGTTAGCCCCCGCTGCCTCACAGGCCGCTGGTTTCTTCGATTCTTGGGCGGCATGTTCCTCCTCACATGTGATTTGGAACTTAATTCAACTGGTCCAGGACGGAGGAATTCACTCCTCGCTTGCGAGACATTCTCCCGCAAGCAAGGACCTGGAGCCTATCGCCAAGTTGTCAATTTCTTGGCAACTCATGCCATAGATCTCAAGGCACATCACGTCCGTTAGGGCGGTTGCAGTAACCATCCCAGGCAGGTCTGTCCATTGCCCATGTACATCCACGTTTACCCAATCCGGCAGGATGAACCCACCCTTACCTAGGTGTCGGGCTAAAACCCTTCGCACACCTGGGATTGCCTCTGAATGGGGTAACATGGAAAGGACAACGCCACGCAAGCGCTCTGCATCAGCCCTTGTAACCGGGCCTATAGCATAACCAAACTTAGACATAAACCTCCCCACCTTCTGGCCTAAAATATACCGACTTGGACCAAGGTCGGTTTCCACAGGCCAGAAGTAGCTTGAACAAAAGGAGGCCTTCCAGTGCGTTTCATGCACCTTCAGTTTGGGCTCCAGCCCATAATCAATCATGGACTGGATATAGTCGCCTGCGTTCCATTTCGACCATACTTCAGGGTCAACAGCAGCGAGCATATCATCACCAAGGACAATAAGGCGAACGTGAGCTTCACCAAACATCCTGAATAATGTTAGCCCGTTGACCCCAAGGTTAAGCAGGGAATTTCCACACGATGTATTTGGATCTCCAGACTTCCGTGTGGCAGATACCTCATAGGAAAGATGCCTCGTTGAATAACCCCGTGTATGAGTCTGATTTCTCAACATTGTCAATGCATCACCACTCAAACCAAAGCACTCCTCAAACAGAACATGTTCTACAACGAGTGCATCAAACGGCAGTGTTGCATCCCAACGAGAGTAATCAGTCTCAATAAAGTTTGCATTGGGCCATAACTGTAAAGTGTAATGCATCCAGTAACCAACCTCAAGAGGCGTCAAACCTGAAGCATAACACAACGGTCGTAGCACATGGAACTGACGAGCTAGCTCCTTTCCTAGAGGCTTAGTGAACATTCCCAGAACAACCTTGTATTGGTCAGGTGGTGCCTGGATCACCCTTGGATCCCCGGCAACAGACTCGCCCTGCTTCTTTGGAGGCAGTAGTTCTCTCTTAACAAAAGCACGATAGACCAAAGGCTTCAGGCCATTAACCAGATAGTCATCGTACGCCTTTGTAAAGTTCATCCTCTTGGCCCCTGGCACAGTCTGGAGGAACTCTTTAAAACTGTAAACACGAACCTTTACAGTCTCAATTTGTTCCTTCATAAACTCAAGCACCTGGGCCCACATGCCTTCCACTGGTTCGGCTGTTGCCCTCAAAGCCCTATTGCAAAGTCCAACCAACTGATTTCTCAAGTTGTTTGACCAACAATGGGGCGGTGGCTCAACACTCTCAACATCCCTATGTAACTTGCGAATTGGAGCGGCATACTCTTTCGCATTTGCTGAGCCAACACAGAAGGCAGCACCAATAGCCATCACACCAAGAAGTCCTACAGTGGTGGTGGTGTATGACACCACTCGCCCCTTAGGTTTAATGACAGTACCTCGATCAAAATGCTTGATCAGAGCTTCTGTCTGTTCCTCTTCAAGGTATGACTCATCTTTTGCCATATGGACTCCGAGTGCATGCCGCAAGGCATTCCGCCTTTGTTCCTGGCTAACATATGTCGCACTCTGGGCCAAAATCATTGCCTGCCACCACTTGTGCGGTATTGAAACATAATACTGCTTTCCTCTCAACTTGTACGCAAAGGGGTGATTCTTTGTCCGCCTATTTTGAGCTACATGAACTCTCGGCCCAAGGCGCACCCATCCCCTCACAACCCTCGCTTCGACAAGGGTTGTCGGCCCACCCAGATACTGCTTGGGCCGCATTGCTATTGTGTAGGAAAAGTAGTGGTATAACCACAGGCATGGCAAAAGAGCTAAAATGGCCGGCCTCCAGATCATAAGTAGACCCAATATCCACCACAACCAAATTGATCGGTGTATAATATGGGCCCCGGGCCTAAACCACCTCTCATAAGAGGCGGTATGTAAGAACCCGTCATAATCTGTTCCCCCAGTTTGGAGAATATACTTTCTCCAGAGGTAAGGCCAGCGCCGGACCGTGAAATGCGCGGCATCTCCGCCCCCCTCGGCCGTTCCATAGTGGTTAAGGATCAGCCACACGGGAACAGCCTGGGGCATTACGTGACAAACATTGGCAACGTGCCGGACAAACTTCACCACATCTCTCGGTGGAATATAGTACCCACTATGCACGAGTACTATTGCAGGCTTTGTAACAGCCGATCTCCAACAGGAGCAGCACGCACCTATCTTGTGTAGGCACGAGTTTTCTGAACGTGGTCGAAACATGTCCTGCGTGGAAAGCATTGGCTGTAGGCCCCAACCCCCAAATTTGAGCTCAGGAGCATTGGAACCAACATAAATGATCTGATAATCCCTCAATGCTTTCCGTACACGTGCCAAGAGCAAAGACCTCTTGGCAGCCAAATCAGGGTGGGCATGATTAAAGTCACCCTTCACGGCGGGCTGCCGCGCACACAAAGAAGCCTCCCGGACTGTGATTGTGGAATTCTCAGGGTAATGGACCAAGCGATCACCATCCCATAGTATCACCCCTTCATCCACCAGTGATCTCAGCTGAGCTAAATCACTAGCATGAGCATACCATGCCCCGACCAATTTACCTCGGGGTTTCCCAATCACTATGATCCGGCTCACATGAAGAACACCCTCATGTACAGCTTGGATCACAGTTTTAAAGGGATACGTAGGTATCCCAAAGTCCATTTCCTGAGAACGAACACCAACCAAGCAGAATACTGCCAACGGTCGGTGTCTGAATTCCTCCACAGCAGATAAAATCAATCTGCTGTGTCGGCCGGACGCAGACTCACCTTGTTGGTCGCGTCTACACAAGGAACTACAAGATCTGCGTCTCGACATCACACCAAATTTGGCGGGAAA